GGATCCAAAAGAGGAGGGTCCCGCGGCGGAGATAGGGCCACCGTGTATGCAGTGAAAGAAGCTGTGTCCCAGGCCGATGGCTTGAAGGATGCGCTCCACGAGCAATCCGAAGAGACGCGCATTGCGCAGGATGCTGCTATGCACCTGCGACGTGATCTCAATGATGTCCAAGAGGACCTAAAACAAGCCGAGCAACGTCTCGGTGACAAGAGGAACGCGATTGATCAACAGCATGAAGACAAGCGCAGACATTTCCATTGTCAATGGCAGGATGAGACGGCAGAAGCCACAATGACCTTTTGGTTATTTGTTTTGGTCTTCCCCGCGATTTTCATCATGATAGCATATTACCTCGAATTCTTTGAGGACCTGATGAATTGGCAATGTATGAATGCCAGTTTGCTCTACCAGGTTGCTGCGGTTTATGCCGACCGATACGTCTGTACCAAGCGCGGGTACAGAGCGAAGTTTTGTGAGCGCATCATACATAGTTACTCGTCGATGACCACCGAAGATTGGGACGATGCTGACAGGAGAGCCGACTCCATGTCACTCCGGGAACTAAAACATGTCAACGCCCGTTACAGCATTATTGCGTATCGTAAGACTTTAAATGGCGTTCTTCGAAACACCGACAAATTCGGGAAAGTCACTGGACATCCCGACCTCCTGCTCATTTCACATGAGTTGTTAGCCCAATTGACGACACCGAACGTCATGCTAACGGACGACGCCCTTGTCGTCAAGGAGAGACTTGCGTGTGCGGTAAAGACCATACACACCGTCAATATTGACAAAGAACTGTATCAACAGGGTGAAGATGTGGCTAGGAACACCTGTGCGGTGGCGGAGGGACTCTGGATGCAGATCCAGCAGTCACGCCCCCAGGGTTTCTAACTCGCTCCAGCAGGATTGGAGGGCAGAGGTTGTACGCCCATGGATATCGCTATCTCGAGAATTCGATGGATGCGATCAAGGAGATCAAAGGATCTGCGGTCATTTCAAGACCGCGCGAGGTAGCTTTAGGAAAGCGCCCGGTAGTCCAAGTTTCGTTGGGGCCGGTGGTTGTTGGTGCTGTGCGCCCACACCCCGACCCGTTGGACCCCGATACAACCATTGCTGGAGTGAGACATAGGTTTCTTAAGAAACCGCCCACGGCTGAGGAGTCGCTACTGAAGAAGTTCAGGTTGCACTGCAGGCGTGTTTGCCGGAAGGAATTTACCCCCATTTCCTCCGATGCGGATGTGAGCGTTGAACAATGGTTAAGCCACACCGATTACCCCGACTGGAGACGACAAGAGCTCCGAGTTCAATGGGATGGCGTTGCAAGCATGTGGGATCCAGATAAATCC